GAAGTGTATCCGTTTTTCTTGTAATCCTTGCTATCACCAAACATCTCTGAAGATGATGCCTGATAGAACTTGCTGTTTGGAGATATGAACCTAATTGCATTCAAAAGGTTCAATGTTCCATGACATATGGTTTCTGTTGTGTACTCTGGCATTTCAAATGAAACAGCAACATGTGATTGTGCTGCCAGATTGTACACCTCAGTTGGTTTGAACTCTGAAATGATACTATTGATTGAACAAGTATCATTCAAATCACAGTTTCTCACCAAGAAGTTTTGATTAGAGAACATGTGATTTATACGAGATATATTGTTTGAAGATGTTCTCCTCTTTAGACCAACGACTTTATATCCCTTGGAAAGCAACAATTCGGCAAGATAAGAGCCATCTTGCCCATTCACTCCTGTTATCACAGCACTCTTACATTCTGACATTAGGATAATCCTTTCTAAAAACCTCAATGGTCTTGTGTAATCCTTCTTCTATCGCGGTTAAAGTTATGCGATTTCGCACACAAAATGCTTTGAAATCATCACTGATAGTTGGTTTCTTGAGTATTCCCTCTGGCTTTCTTGTGTCATACACAACCAATCCATCATATTCAAACTCTTTGCAAATCATGTTTACAATCTCGCGAATAGAGTATTCTTTATCGCTTGAGACAATCATATCGCCACACTCAATTCCGTCAAGATGAATTGCAGAAAGAATTTTATTGATATCTTTTGCAAACATGAACTCGCGCATTGCATTTCCGCTTCCCCACACAGGGAATGAAGTTCCGTTCTGTTTGGCAAGGTGACACTTATGAATTAAACTCGGTATCACATGTCCATTTTCAAGATTGTAGTTATCATTGGGTCCATACAAATTGCATGGAACCAAGCACCGCACCCTCTTGCCATATTGTTGCCTCAATGCTCTTGCTCCAACTTCAAGCATTCTCTTTGCATAGGCATATCCATAGTTTGTTGGATGTGGTTCTCCCTGATGCAACATTTCAATTGACACAGGGTAAGAAACATTCTGTGGGAAAATACAAGTTGACAGGAGGAATGTGACATTGTTTACCCTCGGATTGCTGGCAATGGCATCCATGAGGTTTACTGCCATCATCAGATTCTGATTGAAGAAGTCAAACAGCCTGTCGCTATTTCCCTTCACACCACCAACCAGACCAGCGGCATGTATCACCGAATTCACACTAGGATGTTCGTCAAAGTACCTGATGATACTTTCACGATCCAAAAGATTTAAAGTCTTTGACGAGGGTTTCAATCCAAAATCTATTGAACTGCCGACTAGACCACTTCCACCAGTGACAAGAACATTATGTCCTTTGCAAGTATGGGAATCCACGGCTCCTCCTCAAACAGTAAACCATATTATCTTTATGATACATCGACGGGTGTTCATTTCTCTGATAAAGGGAATCTTTTCCTTGTTCCATCCATCTGTGCTGTATGATCACACGGTCTATATACTTTGCCTTTCCAAGCGCATAACTCACTTCAGTGAATTCATTGTCACAAAATACACTAGTGTATGATGGATGATAGATGTATCCAAATCTGTCGAAATAAGGCTTTCCAAGGATGCACAATGTGTTTAACTTATCTGCGCGAAGCCCATCGTTATAATGCAAGACACCATCAAAATCTGGAAAATGCTCAAGCATGTCTTTAGCAATAGTGTCATCATATCCTGTCTTCACAGGTATCATGTCGTCTGATGCAAGAAGCAGAACATCAAAATCCCATCCTTTATCCATGTCAGCATTTACCGCTGATATTTTTGACGTTGAGTTTCCGTAGAACCAATGGATATTGCTACCTTGCTCGGAAAGCCATTTCTTCATGTCATCATTATTCATTGACTCGTCATCAAAATCAAAAGATAGCACGAAGATTAAATCGTGCTTTCCTGATGCCATACTCTTATATAAAGAAAATACTTGCTTGAACTTCTCTGGTCTTGAACGAGATGGAAACTTACAAAGTATCTTAAGTCTGCGATCCGCCATACTTGAACTCCTTTGCAACCGCTTCCTCAAGACGCTTCATCACCTCTGCCGTGAAGTACTTCTCGGGATTCTCATTGATGTTCTTCTCAAATGCCGTTGTGCCATCAGGAAGTTCGATGCGAGTCGATACCTTCTTGAAGATGCCATGAGTCAATGCAATCTCCACAAGACCATAGTATCGATTCAGACCACTGTCGTAGTTCAACTGAACATCGACCATCTGATTCTCTTTGGTCAGACGAGACTTATACAACTTACAATGAATGATGTTTCCGATGACATCGCCATCCGCATTCTTTTCCTTTTTCTTGGAAAGGTAGACGATGGTGGATGCGGCATACTTCAGACCGCTACCACCACCCATCTCCTTCGTTGGTACATACGCACCCACAACATCATATGTGTGGTTCGTCATCACAAGGGGAATCCTTGCCTTGCCCAACTTCATCGTGAGGACTCGGAATGTCGCCTTCACTCCCTGCGCCCGTGTCATATCCCTGACATTCTTTCCCTCTGCCGAATCGTTCATTTCCTTCTCAGTTGACAACATTCCAAGGGAATCAAGAACGATCATCATGGGCTTGCGCTCAGACTCGTCCATCTCAAGGATCTTGTCAACAATCGACACGCATTGAGTCTTGAATTCCTCAATGGTGGCAACTGGAAACACAGCGACTCTCTTGGAGTCAACACCACGACCTTCGAACATGTCGGATGTGACCGCTTGCTCTGAGTCGAAGTAGAGAACCATGCCCTCGGGATTGTTCTTGAGGAACTGCGCGACAATCCCAAGGGTAAAGTAGGTCTTTCCCGTGGCAGATTCACCCGCAAGGGCAATGATCTTGTTGTCCGCTACTCCTCCGTACAAGGAACCAGAAAGAAGCGCATTGAAAGCATACGAACCAGTGTCAACGAATCCCGCAACATCTGCTCCGTCGATTCCATCCTCAACGATGCTGGCAAACTTATTGCCAGACTCTTTCACAATCTGCTTTAAGAAATTCAAGGTTTACTCTCCAGAGAGTTTGAGGGAAGCGGGCTTGACACCGCCATTAGTTGGCATGACAAGACCCGAACCAAAGCCCGTGCTGTACTCGTTTGCCGTGTTGTCCTCGGGATCGACGCAGTACAGAACCTTGTCTGCCGCAATCGTGACGCTCTCGTCCTTGGCAAACGGAATCCAAGGGACAAGACCGACCTCTCCCTTGTTGATCATCACGATCATCGCTGGCTTCTTCAGCGTGAATGTGTTTCCGTTGTTCAGCGGGGCGTTGTCCGTGACATTCGCGAGAAGATTCTCGCCCGTAACCAATCTAACCAATTTTGTAGCCATGATATTCTCCTTATGTTAGGCTTCACTTCATTGTACTATAGGTATGATCTGTGTCAACAATCTTCGCTAGTATTTTCATCGTAGTTGAATTTTGTTGCGTTCGATGCACTCCACCGATCCTGATTCTCACAAAACCATTTCTTTGTCGAGAACTTGAAGTATGGAGTCTTCAGGTTAGCCGTTGGAGTTTGTGATTGGTTTCTCCAAATGATTCTATTGTTGGGTTGTGCTGCGAACTGCCCATTGTCCAACTTTATGATGTTGAATGACTTGTGTTCGTTGGGAGTCTCAGACCAAGTTGCGTCTATCTCGTTTGATTCCGATGCACATGGATCTATAGTGAAGAGATAATATCCCAATGCACGGGACTTGTCTTTCATCACCACCTCGCACCTTGCGTTTCCGAGTTGGAACTTTTTGATCACCGATATGTTGTATGACAAGCCGTCCCAAAGTTGCAGCCAATCCAATGGATAGAGTTTGTCGGGATCGACATCCTTTCTCCAAACATAGGCATGAATCGGAAGTTTGTCATAAACTGCCCCATATTCCGTAAGAACTGATTCGAAATAGAGTGCTTGATTGGGAATCGACTTGACTGTCAGCCAATAGGCAGATTCATACTCGCCTTTGCCAAGCAGTCTGCCAGTTTGGTCTGTAAGAAAATCGTATAGAAATTCCTTACGGACAAATACTTCAATAGGGGGTATGTTTGCTATCAGATAAGCCATTATCCAAATAATCCTTCCAATGTGTGAACAGGCTCTTCCTTCCACCCAAGAACGCCAAGAATGTTTCTCATAGGCTCAAGGAAGGTCTTCTCAAACTGCAAATCATAATCCACGAAACCATCAAGGTTGAACTCGTCTGGAATCTTTGATGTGAATGCGATTACCTTCTCATGCAATGGATTGGGTGTCTTGAGGTACAGGAACTTTATCTTGTCGCCTTCTCGGATCTCCTGATACTTTCCACCCAACTTGTTCTTCTTGAGGTTGTAGTTGAACAGCAGGGAACCCTTTGTTGCGATTGGAGTTCCCTTCTTGTAGATCATCGATGGATCGCCATATTCCTTCAGTCCATTGCAACTTCTGGGGAATGCGATCTTCTCTGGCGGAAGGCTCTTGAATACATTCCTAAAGGTCGTGACGAACTGCTGCACATGACCCTCGTCCTTGTTCATGACGATTGAGATGGCTTCCTTGAGGGCATTGCGGACAACCTCTGGTGTAGAGGAACGCGCAGTCTCAATGCCCATGATCTTGAGTTCTGGAACCTTTAGATAAACATTCTCCTCACCCATGCGAACATTTAGCATGTACCGCTTCTTTGCAGTCCAAATCCCCGACGAAGCAATGGACTCCCGCTTCATACGCATCTTGTTCTCATACGCATTCATGTACTCTGCAAGGCGATCATAGGACTTGTTGATGACCTTCTGAATCGCCTCGTTGGATGCCTTGTCGATGAACTGCGTGATCTTCTGCTCGTCCTTCTCGTTCGGCATCACCTTAGACACAAGAGGACCAAGGTTCAGATAGACGGAGTCTGTGTCGATTGCAATCACATAATCGACATCCTCCGTGCCGTTTGCCTTGTTGAGATACTGATTCAGATCCTTCTCAACCCATTGCACCGATAACTGCCCCGATAGGGTGATAGCCTCAGCAATTTCCTCATCGTAGTAACGGAACCATTCGTTTCCAACGGCACCGAAGGCGGAATTGAGTTGGATCTTGCGGACGAGTTGGAAGTTGTGATACTTAGAAATCGCGAGTCGTAGATTCTCTCTATCCTCTTCAGTCGCATCCACAGGTAGTTGTTTGAGAGAAGCCTTGGCTTCAAGCATGAGCCTCTTGTAGTTCTTTCGCTCCTCGTACATTCGTTCCATGAGGTCGGGGAGAAATCCGCGAACATCCCTTCGATAAGTCGTACCATTGGCAGAAAGACAGACTCCTCTACGAATGGCTTTCTCTCGCTCGGATATGGCAAGAGGCGAACCCTTGATGAACGATTGCGGTGTGACCATTCTTCTAACCCCATCCACCGTCTTAGTCTCGGGAGATAGGTTATACTGCATGATGAGATGGGGATATAGTGAGTCGAGGTCAAAGGAGACAACCCATTTATGATGTCCCGCTTGCGGATCCTTGACATACGCACCTTCAAATGACGCATCTTTCTTTCCTTTCTTCTTCGGGGGAATGACTATGTTCTTGCCATGCAAATGGTGATAGATGATCTGCTCCCATGTCCTCACCTGAGAGAAGACATCATTGAGGTTCACCTTTGCAGAGTAAGCCAATGAAACTGCAAGTTCAAGAAGCCTGAGTTTTGTCTCAAGTTTCTGAACAAGAATGGTATCCTGAATGTTGTACTGAACGAACTTGGTGAAATCGTTCTTATAGAAGTCTGAGAAGTTGTCGTACTCCACATATGCAACCTTTGTCTCTCCAAGTTCAACAGAAGTGATGTGACCCAACTTGTAGGATTCTCGCGTCACATATGTGAACTTCCTGTAGAGGTCGAGGTAGTCGAGCGTGTTGATGCCCACGATCTCATAGGCAATGCTCTCCTTGCCCATCATCTCCACCTTGCGTTCCTTGAGTTTGCCCCAAGGAGAGAACTTCTTGGCAAACTTCTCGCCAAACAGACGGGTCATTCTGTTCACAAGATACGGAATATCGAAGAACTGAACATTCCATCCCGTGATGATGTCAAT